CTAAAGTTAAAATTAGAATAAGTCCTTTCTATTAGTGATGGTTGTGGAACAAAGTGTATAGCGGGGTATTCCGTGATATAGTTGTCCCTTGAATAATCCGCTAGATTACCCCAACTGAAAGTTCGTAATATTGGGTGTTGTGCCGTGAATACTGCGAATATTTGTATAATATCTTTTATAGTCATTATTGTATTGTTTTTTGGTTTTTCTGGTTTTCTTTATGTGCCTTATCTAACCTATATGATAAATATGATAAGACCTCAAACAATTCCAATTTAAGAACGGGATTTACTTTTAAGATGTCGTCTTGAGCGCACAACATAAGTGATTGGTAATAAAAATCTACTACGGATTGTTGGACTTCTTGTGGCGTAGTATCTTTGTTTTTGCTTTGTCTTTTTTGTTGTTCTCTATCGTTTTCGTCTCCATATATGATAGGGAAGCTTTTGTAAGTTCTTGAACGAAAGTTGTTAAAAAAAAAAGGCTGCTAAATAACCAAGTTATAGGAAAGTGCTTAAAGTCATTTTGACGAGCATTACATTCGTCCATAGAATAAGGGATTAGTTCCCTTTCTTCCCCAATCTTATCGTTGGATAATGGTTTGTATAAATGGGTTGCCAGTTTAACCAAATCCAAAGGACTTTCAGCCATAAACACTTCAAGGTTTATCCATTCTTCATAACTGATTTGTGATGGTTTAATTAGACCATATTTCTTACCCTTGAAATCCACTACTAGTTGTAGGGGTGTTGTATCTGTATTAGACCATTCAGTCATCAACATCTTTGCCACAAACGATACTTGTGCGAAGGGTGCTTGTTTCACTTCTTCAAGTGGTGCTCCCGTCATCATAGTAATCAATTCTGTTGCTTTAATGTCGGGGTTTGTTTTCAGTAATTCATACTGCTCTATACTGATGGGTAATATCCCATATTCCTTTTTACCTAATACTACTTTCATAATGTTTTACTAATATACTTATCATCTTACCTAATGGTTTATTTTCTTTTATTGATAGTTCTTTTAGGGCTCTAAAATATTCACCCTTCATTATTATTGACTTGTAGTCATAATCATAATCCTTTCCTAATCTTTTAATTTTCATAATTACATAAAACTATATTTCACTTTTGGCTTATAGGTCATTTCCGTAATCAAATACCTTGCGGCGTCTAATAAGTGGTCTCTACCTGTTGTCTTACTGGTGATGTTTCCTGACCTGTCCTTGAACCATTTGTAGTTCTTTAGTTCTTCAATCAAGTTAGTTGATGATGCGTCAATCTGTAGTTTATACTTTTTCATTTCGGTTATACCATACAGGACTGAACCTGCTTCCTTCTTTACCCCCCTTGTTCTTGAATAACCACCCTTCTTCAGTTCGTCAATCATACGGGGCTCACTACTATCGGCGATGACCTCAAAGGTCTTCTGTAATCCACCTTCACGCATCTTGAATAATATATCATCACTAGACAATCCCTTTTCATAGAATACTTCCTTCAGGTAGATTACATTATCAGGTTCGTTGATAAGTCCCCATACACACGCACATTCGTCATTAGAATAACCCCAGTCAATTCCTACACCTAACATCTTGGAATATCTTGGTGCTTCTTTAACCACTTCCCAGTTGATAAAGATTGTTTCACGGGGTTTAATCTTTTTACCCAACGCATAAACTTCATACATTTCAGGGTCTATGTCTTTCAACCCTTCAATAGATTTTACAATTCGGTCATCTAAAAAGGGGTTCTGTTTGTAGGTTGAAATGATTAGTTGGTTTTCAGGTCTTTCTTCCAATTCATAAACGAACCAATCTTCACTAGCCGATGGGTTGTAATCTGCGATGATGAACCTACTGGTTCTAATGTCTAACTGAATAAACGCATCTTGACTGACTGATGTAATTTCGTTGATGAATACGATGTCTTGTTTCATACCACGCAACTTACCACTACCATCATCTGCTCCCAAGAACCTAACCATACTACCATTATCAAACCTGTAGATGACTTCACTTTTGTTGAACTGCTCGGGGTTGTATAATCCCATTTGGTTCATTACTTCCTGAAAGTCCAATAGAACAGAATTACGGATTGCTACAAGTGTGTCCCTAACTATCGTAATTGTGGTATTAGGGTTCTGTAGAATGTATAAAATCAAGTAGGATATGGTTTGATATGTCTTACCGCTTCTTGATGAGCCACGAAGGAATATATGTCTTTTACCTTCCTTGACTGCCTTGTCTATATCCAAGTATAATGTTGATACTTTTACTTCCATACGAAAAATGGGATAATCCCCCAGAATACTATAAATATAGTTTATGTTGTAAAAAGATGTATAACAAAAAAACCCTAACCTTTTCGGGTTAGGGTTTCAACAATATAGGACAATCACAATTACTTCTTGGGAAGTCCTTTATTATCTATATGGTCTTGGATTGTTTCTAATCTTTTACCTAATTCGGCGGTGTATCCGTTTTCTACATAATCTACAAGGACTACCGACATTCCTACTAGTTCCTTCATCGTAAGACATTTTCCACAGGAAGTAGCCCAATCAAGAACCAACTTCATAGAACTTTGTGATGCGATTTGTCTGTCTTTATTCTGTGCCATAATCTTATCCTTCCCAATCTTCTTCTACTGATTTATGAAACGCAATTCTTTCTTCTTCAGTCATAACAAGTTCCCAAGTAGGATAATAACCACTTGTATATCCTTGACTGATTTTGTCTTTGATAATTTCCATCAAGTTAGTTAAACAACTAACATCTGTGATTTCTTCTTTAATTACAATTTGTGCCATATCTATATTTTTTATTTCGTTTGTCTTACAAATATAATACTTTTTTTTTACAATACAAAATTATTTTTGATAATATTTGATACTACCCATTTGTCTTTCTAATTGGATAGACCATTCTATCGCTTGAAGGATTACAGATATTCTATACTTCCTTCTATTGTGATTTGATTTTCGTTGTCTTGGGATTTTCATACATTTACCTTTTTAATAAACTTATAGTGTTCTTCCTTGAATACTTCATAATCAGGTTCAGTTGTGAATACCCTTGATGTCTCGTGGAATACTTCATCACCTATGTAGTGTAATACTATGAATAACCTACCCTGCGTCGTTTCTACGGGACTTATTTGTGATGAATACTGATTACCCCTAACTATTGTAATTGTCTTCGTATAACTCTTCATTTGGTCTTTCATAACAAATGACCTTTTTTCATCGTTCCATTTCTTTCCACTACGGATTTGATTTATCATTTCACGGGATACACCATACATTTCTGCGATGTCCCCATCACACAACATCGTTGTTGCGAATAGTCGTTTGATTTCCTGAACCTTTTGTTCGTTTAATTTACTAGCACCTATCACTTTGTTTGTTCCTTTCTTTCTATTGGGGGTTTTTCATCTTTACAATCACAATCGTTTAATCCGTATTCAATATCATCAATCCACTTATTTACATCACCTACGATTTTGATGATACTGGTTGTATTCCAATACCCCTTTAATTCATAGGTCTTTTCGTTTCCATTATAGTTGATAATGATTTTAACCCTATCACTACTAAAACGAACTTCATAAGTGTATTCAGCCCATACACCTTCATTCATTAGTTTCTTTTCACCCAAAGGAATATCCCAAAACAATACTTCACATTCAGTCATACCTTCATCTGTGGTCTGTCTTGAAAATGGTTTTTTCTTATCCCCGAACATCACACCATAGTTGTTGTCGGCGATGAACTGGTTGATTGTGTCGTAAATGGATTTCTTATCCACATCATACTTTAGGTTCTTCAGGAAATAGGGGAATATAGATGTTGTATTCACACCCCCATCGTGTTTAACCCAAGAACCGATTACGAACTTATTATTGTTGTATATCTTGAAAATCGCTTTTGTTCCCATACCAATAAATATACAAAACTTTTTTATGATGAAAATTATTTATTGTAAAATCTATTAAAGACAGAAACATATTGGTTA